AGGCTGTACAGCAGCAACCTCATAACCCTCTGCGAGGAGCACCACCGCCAGGCGGACGATGGTACCCTCTCCCGGTATACCCTCGCAAAATGTGTAAAGCAAGGCATACCCCCCCCTACCCTTTGACTCGGGCAATGGTCAATGTGCCTACACCCACACTGCCCCGACATACACAAAAAATTCCGGAAATGCGTTCGCGCCTACGGATGTGCGCGCGTGCGCGTGATAGATACAAGCTTGGGAGGCTGAGAGTAATGGCAAGGCCGGCTAAGGCAGCGGATACGCTCGATGGGCATACACCGAAGGACGAACTTGACGAACGCAAAACCGCGGAGCGCGAACTGCGCGGCGCCGACGACAAGATCGAGCCCCCCGACTGGTTCAACGACGGGCAACGGGCGGCGTTCGAATTTGTGATCGAGGAAATGTCCGGGAGCAAGATCCTGGGGAACATCGACGTCTTTGTGCTTACCGCATTCGCTGTGGCGGTAGAGCGGGTGTACAGCCTCGAGCAGCAGATCAACGACATGGATCCGAGCGAGGCTTACGGCAAGGACCTGATTTTTGCCCGGAACTCATATATCAAGGATTTTTGGCGGGGGTGCAACGAGCTGTCGCTCAGCCCCCAGGCAAGGGCTAAGATCGGGACGCTGAGCCTTGCCCGGAGAGAAGCGGAGCAAGATCCCCTGAAAAGGCTGCTGGCGGGAAAGGGATAGGGCATGGACCAGGGCCAGGGCCATCCCGCATATAGGTACGCTGTCGGCGCAAGCTCCAGGCGCATACCGGCGCCGAAGTATGTCAAGCTCCAGTGCAGGGCATTCAAGCGGATCGCCGCCGGCAAGGACAAACGCTACTTTGTCGACCCGGGTAGGGTAGCGCTTGTAGATGGGATCCTCAAGCTCATGAGGATGCATAAGGGGCTGAGGCGCGGCCAGATAATATACGATTGCCTGAGTGGGTTCCAGTGGCTCTTTTTGATCGCTGTCCTATGCGTGGTACACCGCGACAACCCGGACAAGCGCAGGTACGAAACGGCGATACTGGAGATCGCGAAGAAAAACGGCAAGACGTTCCTGGTTGCGATCGTATTCATTTTGTTGCTCTTGACCGAGCCGGAGTATTCGCAGTTTTATTCAGTCGCGCCTGACGGAAGCCTCTCGCGAGAGATCCAGTCGGCGCTGCGTGGGATCATCGCCGCAAGCCCGGACCTCAAAAACCACTTTAAGCTCCGGCGCGACGACCTCCTGTGCTTACTGACGTCAAGCCAGTTCTTTCCCCTCAACTACTCGAGTTCAAAACTCGAAGGCAAGCTCCCAAACGTGTTCGTCGCCGACGAAGTCGGCGCGCTCCCAAACAACTACGCGGTCGAAGCGATGCGCGGCGGCCAGCTGACGATACTAAACAAGCTCGGGTGCATCATATCGACGAAATACCCGACGATCGACAACCCGTTCGAAGACGAAGTCGATGCGGCTAAAAAATCTCTGGACGGCACTTACCCGGACGACACGGTCTTTGCACTGCTGTTTGAACCGGACGACACAAAAGGCTGGATGACAAAAGACCGGGTCCTCGAACATGCAAACCCCCTCGCGGTCGATCTCCCGGAAGTAATGGCTGACTTAAAAAAGAAGCGGCGGGCGGCGGTAGCGCGGCCTAAGAAACGCGAATACTTTGTCACAAAACACTGTAATATCATCTATCAGGGCATCGGTACAGAGACATTCGTCGCGGCGGACGATTTACAGCGGTGCAGGGCAAAAACGCCCATAGACTGGTCGGGCCGCAGGGTATGGCTGGGCGGCGACCTGGCGATCACCACCGACAACTGCTCTATCTCGATGGTAGCGGAAGAGGAGGGGACGATACTGGCCCGCGTGTTGGCATTCATCCCCGAAGGCCGCCTGGAAGAAAAAAGCGAGGAAGAGCGGATCGGCTATCGGGAACTGTGCGAAGATGGATTTTGCGTAGCCTGCGGGGAGCTTACGGTAGCTTACGGCGTTATAGAGGACTATGTACTCGGGATCGAAGATGAGTTCGGCGTCGAAGTAGTCGGGATAGGTTACGACAGGTTCAACGCGATGTCTTCGGCGCAACGCTGGGAACGGAACGGCTATGAGACAGTCGTTATACGGCAGCACAGCGACACGCTGCACCCGCCGACGAAACTACTCAAAGAGCAGATACTTTGTCAGCGGTTTATATACGATATAAACCCGCTGCTTGAAATAAACTTCCAAAACGCGCGCTGCGTGCGTGACACGAACCTGAACCAGTACGTGTCAAAAAAAAGGTCAAGGGGCAAGGTCGACATGGTCGCGGCGCTGATCAACGCGGTCTACCTGCTCCAGCAGGACGTGATATTTTCAGAGCCGGACGACTGGGCCGTATTGAGGTAGGGGGCGAAATGAGCCTTAGAAGTAGGATAGCCGACTGGCTGTTGGAAAAAAGGGCGCTGGACACAATGGATCCGCTGCTCATGCTGCTGCTCCGCCAGGAACCCATAACTCGTGAGCAGGCGCTGAATATCCCTGGGTTTGCGGGCTGCATCAACTTCATAACCGGGACTGTCGCAGGGCTGCCAGTCAAGCTGTACCGTTGCGTAAAAGGGGAGGTCGAGGAGATCGTCGACGACCCGCGCCCTCAGCGGCTCAACGGCAGCACGGGCGACCTTATGAGCGGCTATCAGCTCAAGCAGGCTCTAACTGCCGACCTGCTGATCGAAGGTGGCGGGTATGCGTATATCAAGCGCCGAAGGAACACTGTTACCGGCCTGCACTATGTCGCGCGCCAGCATTTATCATTTCTGCCCGGCACAGACCCGATCTACAAAAGCTGCGGGATCATGGTGGGCGGCGTGCGGTATCACAGCTTTGAGTTTCTAAAAGCTACACGGAAATCCGCCGACGGTGTCCGCGGGACTGGGATCCTTGCTGAAAACTGGCTGCCGTTGGCGGTGGCGTACAACACGCTCAAGCTGGAAAACGTGCTCGCAAAGACAGGCGGCAACCGGCGGGGATATCTAAAAGTCGAAAAGAAACTCGACGATAAGGCGCTCGACGCACTGGAAGAAAGATGGAAACGCTTTAACAGTGAGGACAGCATCGCTGCGATGATCCTGAACGCGGGAGTTGATTTCAAGGAAACGTCAGCGACGCCGGAACAAATGCAGATCAACCAGCGGGCACAAACGATAAAATCCTCGATATGCGGCCTTTTTGGGGTCTGCCCCTCCGTACTGGGCGAAAGCGTTTCCGAAGAAGACTATGCAGCCTCGATAAAAACAGCAGTGCTGCCCGTTCTGGCGGCGATCGAGGCCGCGCTAAACCACGACCTCTTGCTAGAAACGGAAAAAAGCGAGTATTATTTAAAATTTGACACAAAAGAACTATTACGGGGATCTGTGGAAAAGCGGTACCAGGCATACAAAGCCGGGATCGAATCGAACGTGCTCCAGATCGATGAAGCGCGCCGACAGGAGGACCTGCCGCCGCTGGGCTTGACATTTATCAAGCTGGGGCTGCAAGACGTCCTGTACGACCCGATAGAAAAAATCGTTTTTGTCCCGAACACCGGCATGACTGTCAAAATAGAAAGCCCGTCCGGCGGGGGCGAAAACACTGGATAAAAATGGGACTTGGAAAAAACAGGGAGGCGAGAGCATTGAGGGTAGAGGTAAGGTCGGACAGGGTGCTGCTGGACGGTTATGTCAATGCGGTCGGCCGGGACAGCCGCGTCATACCGGACAGGCGCGGGGATTTCGTGGAACAGGTCGTGCCCGGCGCGTTCGGGGAGGCCCTGAGCGGAGGCAAGCCGGTTGGGCTAATGCTCAACCATCAAAGGGCGCTTGGTGGCACGGCCACCGGCGAGCTCGAGCTCGTTGAGGATAGCATTGGCCTTCGGGCAAAAGCGACGGTGACAGACCCGGAAATCATAATAAAAGCGCGGGCAAAAGAGCTTCGTGGTTGGTCGTTCGGCTTCGGCAACGCGAAAGACCGCTGGGAAGAACAGGAAGGCGGGCCGCCGCGCAGGTTCCTGGAAGGGTTCGAACTACGGGAAGTTTCGATCGTGGACATGTCAAAAGTGCCCGCATACCCAGCGACCTCGCTGGAGGTGCGGGACGACGGGGAAACGCTCAATGAATACAGGGCGTCGTACGATAAGCCGGAGTACGTGGTAACGGAACCGGATCCGCCGACGACAAGCGCGCCGGACGGAAGGACGACACTCGCGCTCGCCACAGCGCGCCGGCTGAGATTGTCAAGCAGGAAGTAAACAGAAAAAACACCTGAAAAGGAGATATAAGAAGATGAACCTAAAGAAACTGCGCGAAAAACGCAACACGCTCATGGACAAGCTGGATGAGATCTTAAAAGCTTGCGAAGATGAGGAAGAAATCAGGTCGTTTACGGATGAAGAAGACAGCGAATTCAAAAAACTCGAAACGGAGATAAGGGCGCTGGACGTCCAAATCGCAGCCATCGAGACGCGCGAGGAGCTCGAACAGAAAAACGGCGGCGGAGGCGATCCGCCCGACCAGGAACAGCGAACTATCGCCGAAAAGAATTTCCTGGCCTATGCCCGCGGCGATGTGCGGGCGCTCGACATCGGGCAAAACGGCGGGGTCATCCCGGCGCATATCGCCAACAAGATCATCGAGACGGTCAAGGAGCTGTCGCCGATATACTCGCTGGCTACGGTATATAACGTAGGAGGGGACCTCATATTCCCGGTCTATGACGAAAGCGAGACAAAAGTATCCGCGTCATTCGTCGAAGATATGCAAGAGCTTACCGAGTCAACCGGAAAATTCTCGACGGTAAGATTGGAGAATTACATCGTTGGCACCCTCTCGAAGATATCGAAATCCCTTATGAACCGCACGGATTTTGATTTGCTCAGTTTCATCATCCGCAAAGTCGCGCAGGCAATAGCAGAATTTTTGGAAGAAAAGCTGATCAAAGGGCATATCGGGAAAAACGACGGTGTGCTGTCTACAAAAAACACGGTCATTGCAGCGTCGGCGACAGCACTGACAGCCGATGAACTGATAGATCTCCAGATGGAAATAGTGCAGCAGTACCAGAAAAATGCAGTATGGCTCATGCACAAGAATACTCTGAAGGCGCTCCGTAAGCTCAAGGACGCCAACGGGGACAACTTGCTCAACAAGGACCTTACCACGGCGTTCGGCTGGTCGCTACTCGGTAAGGCCGTGTATATCACCGAGAGCATGCCGCAGATCGCAGCCGAAATGAAAGTCATCGCGTACGGGGACATGTCCGGGCTGTACGCCAAACTGGCACAGGGCATCGAACTTCAGATCCTGCTCGAAAAATATGCGACGCAGCACGCTATCGGCGTGGTCGGCTACGTCGAGTTCGACAGCCGAATCGTCGAGCCGCAGAAGATAGCCGCACTTGAAATGAAACAATAAGCGCGGGATCCGCGCGCGGGCAGCCGGTAAGACCTTCCGGCCGGCCCGGATATGGAGGGACATTATGAGGATCAAAGCACTAAAGAGCTTTACCGGCCTGGTAACGATGGTAACGGGAGAAGAGCGCAATGTAAGGCAAGAGATCGCGGATGACCTTATAAACGCGGGGTATGCCGTGGCCGTTGAAACGCAGCCGACGGAACCGGCCATGCTTGCTGTGAATGAAGATCTGGAAGCAGCGGTCGTGTCGGCGGAAAAGGCCACGCCGGCTAAAAAAAAGTAGGGAGAAGCCCGACATGAAGCTCAGCGAAATGACAATGGAACACCTTGCGCAATGGTGCCATGTGGAAGCGGCCGACGTGCGCCTGGCGACGGCCTGGGACGCCGCAGTTGCCGCAGTGCTGGGGATCACCGGGCTTAACCTCGAAGAAGCGGACAAAAGGGCGGATCTCATTTTCCCTGCGATCGCGTTTACATCGGACATGATATATAACCCGGGGGCGCAAATAAGCGGTGGCGCGGTCAACAAAGTCGCCGAAAGCTTCATTTCCCTGCACGACCACAACCTGCTACCCGGAGGGCCGGTGACATGATGAATGCCGGAGAATTCGATTGTAGGATACAAATCCTGCAACTCGCCGACATGGGCGGCAATGCGTTCGAGTGGCGCGTGAAAAAAAACGCCTGGGCAAAAAAAGAACAGGTAGCCGCAAACAGCATGTTTTCAAAGTACGGGATCACTGCGCGGTCTGTAAAATTCACGATCCACAACGATCCGGATCTGTCTCTGCACAACGCGATTGCGAAGGCGCCGCCTGGGACAGGGCATTACTTTATCACAGACATAAACCGGGAGACGCCGGGTTATAACATACTCTCGACCGCTTTTATCTGGCCGAGCAAATGTACGGTAACTCGCACAAAAACTCTCACAGACGATAAAAACCGCCCGGTGATCGAAAAGCTTCCGCCGTTGATATTCCCCGGCTACCTCACCGAAAAATACCTGAAGCAAGAACAGCAGGAACCTATGTCTTACTCCGAAGGCCGGTTCGTCCTTGTTACCCCGAAGGTCATTGAGATACAGACAGGCGAGCTTATAACGATCGGGGGGGCGGAGTACGAAATGGTGATACCGCACGTGCTCGACCCGTATAAAAACGAGTACGAGATCTTACGGAGGGCGGACAACTAATGCAAAGCGTAGACGTCAGCGGGCTCGACGAACTTGACCTGCGTTTCGCGGACGCGCTCCGGGAGATCCCGCAGATGCGTAGGCAGATGCACGAAGAGGCCGGGACAGCGATCAGGGGGCTGGTACGCATTGAGGTAGGCCGGTCCGGCATAAATGACCGTAACGGTAAGATAAAAAGCTGGCAAGAAAAATTTATAGGCTCGGGAGGCGGCTACGCAGCCGTCCGCGCAGTGGCGGGGGGCGAACGCGGGAGGAACCCGGGGGCGATCACAAACTACCTGGAGTCCGGGCATAAAGCACGCAGCCCGTCGGGCAACGCAAAAAGGCCGCGCAAAAGTAGGGCGCAAAAAGGCTACGCAAGGGCTTTTTTGTTCTACGAGCGGTCAAGGGGGCAGGCACAGGCAGCAGCCGTCGAGGCGGCCAACAGGTACGCCGACGGAGTCGCGGAAAGGCTGGGTGACTAGATGGTCGCGCCGAACGACATAATAAACGCGGTAAACGAGCTCCTGGTAGCGAAATACCCCGAAAGCAGCATGTACATAAACCTCCTGCCAAAGGATTTTTTCAGGCCGTCGTTTTTGATCGAACTGCCAGTTTTTAAAAAAACAGCAGCGAATTTCGCAACTGTTAACGTTATAGCCATTTTAACAGTTACTATATACGCGCCGATCGATGGTCACTACAACTCTGACGTAGATGGAATAAACGAGCGGATGAACAATGTTTTAAACATTTTCTCCAACGGGTACCTTGCCGTAGGCGACAGATGCCTTGCGATCACAGACGTTTATGGCACAACGGATTTCACAGAAAGCATTGTTGAATTGGAATTTGATTTTTTCGACGATCGGGTAGCCGTAAGTGTGACAGATCCGATCATAGAAACGGTGAATATTAACACCGTACTGGAGGAATGAGCATGGGCTTACCAAATATTACCATAACTTTTGAAGCGCTCTCGAACACGGCAGTGCAGCGCCTCGCGCGGGGGACTGTAGGGCTTATACTGCGCGACTCCGAAGATAACGGCGCGTGCGTGCTGACAAGGGCGTCCCAGTTTCACGAAAAGCTGCCGGCGCTGGGCGAAATAAACTTGGAGTATATCCGCCGGGCGTTTTTGGGGTACGTCGCCGCGCCCTCCAAGGTAGTCGTATACGTGCTGCCCGACGATGCGCCGGACTTCGCCGAAGCGCTCACGTACATGGCCTCGCAGTCCATAAGCTATCTGGCCGGGCCTCCGGAGATCAGCGCCGGTGAGATCTCGGAGATCGTGGCGTGGGTGAAAGACATGCGCGCGGCGGGTGCGACCCCGAAAGCGGTGCTGCCGCACGCCCCGGTGGACGACTTCGCCGTCATAAACTACACAAACGAGGGGATATCCGTAGGGCACGAGATATACGGCGCCGCGGAGTACTGCTCCCGTATAGCCGGGTTGGTCGCCGGCACGCCGCCCAGCATATCATGCACATACGCACCGCTGCCGGAGGTGTCCGGCGTCGCGCCCATGACCAAAGAGGACATGGACGCAGCCGTCGACAGGGGCGAGTTCATCCTGATCGGCGACGGCGCGCGGGTAAAAGTCGGGCGCGGGGTAAACAGTTTCTTTAACATCGTAGGAGACAAGACAAAAAACGACTCTTTCAAAAAAATCAAGATCGTCGAGATCATGGACATGATAAACGACGACATAAGGGCGGCGCTGCGCGACACCTACATCGGGCGTTACGCAAACAGTTATGACAACAAGTGCCTGATCCTGTCCTCGATCAACGATTATTTTCTTGCGCTGGAACGGGAAGGGCTGCTCAACCCCGGGCACAACAGCGTCTGGATCGACCTCGAGGCCCAGGAAGCTTACCTGGTAGCACATGGCGCCGACATAGGCGCGATGTCCGAACAGGACATCAAAGAAGCAAACACAGGTTCGGAGGTTTTCCTTTTGGCGAGCGTCTCGATACTCGACGCCGTCGAAAATGTGATCCTCAGGATCAGGGTCTAAGGAGGCAAGCAGTGGATAAAACTACAAGGGTTATAAACGGCACTTTTGGCGAGTTATGGCTCAACGGCGAGCAGGTCGGCGAATGCTACGGGCTCCAGCTAAAAATGTCATTTAATAAAGAAGACGTCCCGGTTTGTGGAAACATGTTCGTCGACACAAAAGTGACGTCCGTGAAAGGCACAGGGACGGTCAAGCTGCACAAGGTTAACTCTAGGATGCCTATAGCTGTCGGCGATAACATTGTCAATGGGCACGACAAGCGCTTTGTGATCGTGTCAAAGCTTAAAGATCCCGACGCGTATGGCGCGGAACGTGTCTCGGTGTCAAACGTCTCGTTCGACGACGTTACACTCGCAGACTGGGAGGCTGCAAAAAAAGGCATGGTCGAATGCCCGTTGACCTTTGCGAGCAAACCCGTCTGGCTTGACAGGATCGGAGCCTGATCATGGACGTTATGGATCTGCTGCTTAATGCTTCGCCGTCGAAGCTGCCGGAAAAAGATTACGAAATCAAGCGCCTTACCAAGGAACTGGGTTCGAAAGTCGTGTTTACGCTCCGGGCCCTGGGGTATAGCCGCGTGTTGGAGATACGCAGAGCCGACGATGCGGAGCAAAACCTGAAGATAGTGCTCGCGGGAACCGTATTGCCCGACTGGAAAAACCAGCAGTTGCTTGACAAGCACGGCGCACCGACTCCGGCCGAGCTTGTGAAGCTGCTGCTGCTGCCCGGCGAGATCGATGAGCTCGCCATCCGCATCGAAAAGCTGAGCGGCTACCGGACCGACGTAACGGCCGAGGTAAAAAAAAATTAGAGAGAGACACAGATGCTCTAATAATGCAGTTTCTCCTGGTCAAACACGGGGTTTTGCCAGGGGGCTACTACAACCTCCCGGAGGGGGAGAAAATCGTTATCCGCGCCATGTTCGACGATTACTTAGAGGGCTTGGATTTGGGGTGAGGGTGTGGGCGAAGCTACAAGTATAGCAATAAGCGCAAAGGACAATTTTTCGCCTGCCGTCGCGTCCATGCGCTCTGCCAACCAGGCGTTTCGTAAAGACGTCGAAGACACGAAAAAGCGGCTCGACGAGCTGAACAACAAAAAGTACAGCCTGAAAGTCGATAGTGATATCGCAAAAAACAATCTCAGCGAAGCCCGAAAAGCATTCAAGTCCGCAGAAGAGGGCTCGGCGGACTACGAAAAGGCCCTCTTGCGGCTGCAGGAGGCGCACTTTGACCAGGACCGTGTCGCAAACCAGCTGAGCAACGTTTCCGCAGCAGCAAAACAGGCGGAGCGGGATCTGAAGGCCCTCAACGACACCGGCAGCAAGCTGGACAACCAAGCCGGCGGCCCTCCCGGCGGGGCGGCAGCCAACCAGGCCGGGACGCTTTCCTCTTTGGCCGGCGCAGGCGCGGCGGCAATGGTCGGGAACCTGATCAGCCATATGGCTGGAACATATGTCGGCAGCGCATACGGACGCGAGGCCGGTACATATTTTGACAGCGCGCTCTCATCGGGGGTCATGGGCGCCGCGATCGGCACCGCTATAGCGCCCGGCATAGGCACGGCGATCGGGGCTGTGCTCGGTGGCGTCGTAGGACTGTTCGAGGGGTCGCGCAAAGTTTTTGAGACAAAAGACGAGGGATTTAAGGAGTACTACCAGGCGCTGTACGACGAAGTCACCCAAACTCAGACCGCCGCGCGCCAGCGAGGCACGGGCATAGCGGCGTCGCGGGAGCAGGACCGCATATCATTTACCACGTTGCTTGGCGGCGAACCGAACGCAGAGCGGTTTTTGTCGGATATGGTGGATTTTGCCGCCGTCACGCCGTTTGACTATGGCGCGCTGACCGATATCAGCAAGACCTTGCTTGCATACGGGTATAAGCAAAATGAGATAATACCGCTGCTGACAAAGATCGGGGACACGGGAGCCACGCTCGGCATGTCGACAGCCGATATGAACGCTATCGCCGTCTCGCTGGGACGGATGGAGATCAGTGGGAAGGCGACAGTCAGATACCTGCAGCCGTTGCTAGACAGGGGCATAGATGTTTGGGGGTACCTGGCGGAGGCCGGTGGCAAAACCAAAGAAGAGGTCATAGAAATGGTCAGCCAGGGGCTTGTCCCCGGCGCGGAGGCGGCAAAAGCCATTGCCGACTACATGGGCGCAGCCGGAGCCGGGGGGATGGCAAAGCAGGCCGAAACATTCGCGGGGCTAACCGAGACGCTCGGCGACGCGATGGCCGAGATCGACAATGCCATAGGGGAGGGGTACAACCGCGAGCGGTCGCAAGGCCTGCGCGATCAAATAACATGGCTCTCCGGCGACAGCGGGGAGCAGCTGCAAAACGCTTATGCGATGATAGGGGCCTGGCAGGCGTCGCTGGATAATCTTCAGGAACAGATGCAGCGCGACGCGATGACGGCCGTCATGACCGGCGCAGTCCCGACGACGCTCAAAGGCACGGACGCGGAGGATAGGTTAAGAGCGCTTGCGGGGGAATACGCGGAACTAAGTAAAGACGGGACAAAAGAAGCGGGCGCGGAAATGGGCGCGCTTCTAGCGGAAGCCCAGGCCATCGCAACCAACGAGTTCCACGCGAGCGAAGGCTTCCAGATGCAGCTATCCACGCAGCTCGACCTGGCTAACCGTATAAAAAATGATTCGGCGCTCAATGATGCATACTATGACGCAGGGTACCAAATGGGCGAACAATTCTCTCTCGGGCTCAAGTCGGCTGTTGTCTTTGGCCCGCTGGACGGCGCGGTCATATATCAGATGCCGCAGATGCCCGGGTTCGATATCGACCTCTTGCCTGGGCACGCTGCCGGCCTGTCGCGGGTACCACGCGACAACTATCTGGCGCTGCTCCACGAAGGGGAAGAAGTGCGAACAGCCAGGGAAGCGCGTAACCGGGACGCTTCGGGGGCGCAGCCGATCGCGATATCTATATACGGGCTTACGGTCCGCGAAGATGCGGACATAGACAAGATCGCAGCTGCGCTCGCGCAAAGGCTGGCGCAGGCGCGAATGCTAGCGGTTTAGGGAGGGGGCGGACGCCATAAAAATCATCTATAAGGATTCGCAGGCCGGTACCGAGCTCGTGCTGCCGGTCACGCCCCCGGATTTTACCAATAGCAGCGGAATAAGAGTCGAAACGATAAATATACATACGCTGGGCGATGTCATAATCGGCGGCTACGGTACGCTCGCTGACAAAAAAATACAGTGCATGTTCCCGTCGCTGCGTAGGCAATACCCTTTTGCTGTTGCGCCGGTCATGGATCCGTACGAGCATATTGCGCGGATAGAGAGGTGGATCGAGTCCAGGACAGTGCTCCGCTATATAGTCACAGAAACGCCGGTAAATGTACCGGTGCTCATATATGACATCGACTATGGCGAGCGGGACGGCTCCGGCGATGTGTACGCTACGATCTCCCAAAAGCGGTACAAGTATGTCGCCGTCGAGCGCACGCAAAAACAAGAGTGGACCGGCAACGCACAAAGGCCGGAGGAGGCGGCGCCGCAGCCCGTGGCGCAAACTTATGTCATAGTCAGGGGCGACACACTCTGGGCGATATGCCGCAAGTTTTATGGAGAGCCTACGCTATGCTACGCATTAGCGCAGTATAACGGCATAAAAAACGCTAACCTCATCTATACGGGCAACACGTTATACATCCCGGATAAAGCACTGTTGAAGGGGGCTTGACGGTGAGGCTGGCGCTTTCGGTGGCGGCCGCTGGCGGAGTGGCGGATATTACACAGCTGGCCCCGCAAATCAACTGGGCCGGCGACATATCGCAGTGCGGCAGGACATTGTCGTTTGGTGTACTGGTATCGCCGGTCGATACTAACATCCCGGTAGCGGAGATCCCGCTTGGCGCGGGCGTGACGCTTGCTGCAGACGATAAAACGCTGTTTGAGGGTTATGTGTTCGACCGCCAAAAGCTTACAAGCTCTAACACTATGGATATTACCTGCTTCGATCGCGGCATATACGTAAAAAGGAACAAAACCTCGTACAAGTTTGCGGGCATGACGCCCGAAGCAGTCACAAAACGCCTCTGCGACGATTTTGATATCAACACCGGCGCCCTGGCGCAAACGGGCGTAAAGGTATCAAGGAATTTTATCGGCTCGTCGCTGTATCAGATGATCCAGACAGTTTACACGCTGGCGTCGAGATCCACAGGCGATGCGTACCACGTGCGTTTCGAAGGATCCTCGCTGACGGTCCTTACGAAAGGGGTCAAGGCGGAAACGCTGGTGATCCAGGGCGGCAGCAACCTTATGTCGGCAGCGGTCACGGAGAGCATCAAGCAGATGGTGAGCCAAGTGGCGATATACGGCGCCGACGACAAGCTTATAACCACCGTGCGTAACGGGGAGCTCATAAAGCTGTACGGCGTTATGCAGGAGTATATCAAACAGTCAAAAGGCGACGACGCAAACGCGCGGGCGCAAAAGCTCCTTGATGACAACGGCGTCAGCCAAAAAATCACGCTAAATAACATGGGAAATATCGCATGTATCACAGGGGACGCCGTCGTAGTGCAAGAGCCATATACGGGGCTTTACGGCCTGTTTTGGGTCGAGTCAGATACGCACACGTGGAAAAACGGCCTTTACTTAAACAAGTTGACCCTAAACTTTCGGCGCATGATGGACGAGCAGGAAGTCGGTAGCCTCCCGGTAGCGAAATACTCCGGCAGCGGGGCAAAAAAAGCGGAAGAGCCGGTCACTAACAAATGGGAGTATCTCCATAAACCGGGTCAAGGACTGAATTAGCGGGGGAAGGGCGAATGGAAGGCAATGCATATTCGGCGATACTTGAGGTAATGCACGAGAGCGCGGTCGAGGCTGCACCGGCGGGATTCCGTATCGGCGCCGTGCTGTCTGGAGCGCCACTGTCCATAGACGTAGGCGGAGCGGTGCAATCGGAGGCTGACCTTGTGTTATGCTCGGCTTCGCCTTCAGTCGGCGTCGACGTCGACAATGCGGGAGCCCTCGAAAGACACACGCACACTGCGCGGATCGGCCGCGACAAGCCTAAATTCGAGAGCGGTGACAAGGTGCTGCTTTTGCCCATCGAGGAGGAGCAGCGCTACATCGTACTTGCAAGGCTGGTGGGTATATGAGCCTTTTCCCAATCATCCAACCTCAGCCGGCAGCGCATCCCGGCGCGTCCGGGCTGTTCGTCGAAACGGCGTGGGACTTTGAGCGTAACGCGCCGATCTATCGTAACGGGTCGCCGGTGCTCATATCCGGCAAGGACGCTGTGCTGGTCTGGGCGTTCAACGCGCTCCAGACGCCGCGGGGCCAGCATGAGATATTTACGCCGGATTACGGCAGCGGGATCGAGGCGCTTATAGGCAAGCCGTACACAGACGAGTTAAAGCAGTCTGAGGCCCCCAGGTACATCCGCGAGTGCCTGCTTATAAACCCATATATAACCGACGTCAAAGATATCGAATTTACCTTCGAAGGCGACCGTGTGGAGATAAGCTGCACCGTCGTGACGGTCTACGGGGAGGGTAGCATAAATGTATGAGGATCTGACCCCCGAATATATAAAAAATGACATCCTTGAGGGGTTTTCGCTTGCCGAGACCCGCGAGGGCAGCTATGCAAACACGCTTGTTTCACCGACCGCTTACGAGATCTGGAAAACGTTTATGGCGCTCAACGGCGTCGTGCCAATGATCTATATAGATGAGACAAGCGGCCCTTACATAGATATAAGGGCAGGGCAGTATGGCATAACTCGTAAGCCGGGCGCAAAAGCCGTTGCTGAGGCCATGTTTTATGGCGAGGATGGCTTAACTATACCTGCGGGCAAGGTCTTTTTATCAGCGGATCCTTTGCAATTTACTCTCGACACCGACGTGACGATCGAGGACGGCTCCGCACAAGGCAGACTAACGGCCGTAGAAATTGGGGAAGCGTACAACGCGCCTGCCGGCGCGATATTCCGCCAGCTAATAAACCTTACGGGGCTTGCAGTAGTCGAGAGCGGGGCGGCAACCGGCGGTACGGACGCCGAAAGCGACGCTGCGCTTGTCGGCCGCTATTACAGCTTTTTACAGCGCCCGCAGACATCCGGCAACGCATCGCACTATTATCACTGGGCGCTTGAGGTCGACGGCATCGAGGCGGCTAAAGTCTTGCCTCTTTGGGACGGCCCGGGCACTGTCAAAGTGCTTATAGCCGGCCCGCATAACCAGCCGGTCGATGCATCGATCACCGCAAAAACTGCTGCGCACATAGAGAGTGTCCGCCCCATCGGCGCGGCGGTCACTGTAAAAAGCGCCGAAGGGCGCGCGATCGACGTGTCTGCGGTGGTCATCCTCAGGCAATCGACTGACGCCGCAACTGTACAGGAGGCTTTTGAGCGCAGCCTGTCACGGTATCTTGAGAGCATCGCCTTTAGCGAGTTTATAGTCGTATACCACCGCATAGGCCATATCCTGCTCGACCTGCCCGGCGTAGTCGACTACACCTCGCTTATAGTCAACGGCGGCACAGCGGATATCATACTTGACTCCGAAGAGGTGCCGGTCGTTGGTACTGTAGAGGTGTCGGTATGAGCCTCATCGACCTTATGCCAAAAAATTATAGGGGAGTCCCGGAGGTCCGGGAGCTTCAGGAAGGGCTGCAGCGCTGGACTGATAGGCTAGGGGATTATAGGGAGGATCTGTTCGCGCAGTTTTTTGTTTCCTCGGCCACTTGGGGGCTGGACACATGGGAAAAGGCGCTGGGTATCGAGACCGACGTATCAAAATCATACGAGTACCGGCGGATCCGCGTCGAAAGCAAGCTCCGCGGCCTGGGCACGACGACGAAAGAAATGATAAAAAATGTCGCCGCGAGCTTTTCAAACGGTGACGTCGACGTTATCGAGCATACCGGCGAATACTGCTTTGAGATAGTGTTTATCGGGACTCTGGGGATCCCTCCGAACATGAACGACCTGACAGCGGCGATCGAAGAAATCAAACCCGCGCACCTGCCTACAACTACA